AGGAGACGGGCATGAAAATACCCGAGGCAAATAATAGCATAAGCAACCTAATCGATAAGCGTCACGAAGCATTAGCAGAGCCTCCACGTCCGCATATGGGTTGCAGTCAACTAGGCCATCCGTGCGATCGCTGGTTGTGGCTGTCGTTTAGGTGGGCTGTGCAGACTAAATTTCCGGGCAGGATACTGAGACTATTCCGACGTGGGCAACTAGAGGAAGCAACCATCGTTTCTGACCTGCGCGCAATCGGCATGGATGTCAGAACGGGAAAGCAGCAGGAACGCGTTGAATTTGGCGCGCACGTGTCAGGCAGCATCGACGCAATTATTCAGTATGGAGTTCCAGACGCACCGAGAACGCGCCATATTGCCGAGTTCAAAACTCACAGCAAGAAATCGTTTGATGATCTGGAAAAGAACGGCGTAGAAAAATCAAAGCCAGAGCATTTTGTACAGATGCAACTTTACATGCACGGAACCAAAATTGACCGTGCGCTATATGTGGCCGTGTGTAAAGACGATGACCGAATCTACACCGAGCGCCTGCGCTACGATCAGGAAGTAGCCGAGCGATACATTGCGCGCGGACGCCGAATCGCATTGTCCGATCGTATGCCGGAGCCGATTAGCACTGACCCGAGTTGGTATCAGTGCAAGTTTTGCGACGCGCACAAGTTTTGCCACGAAACCAAAACAACGGAGCACGTCAACTGCCGCACATGCGCGCATAGCACGGCGAAGGAAAGCAGCACATGGCGGTGCGAGCGCCACGACGGCGACGATATACCTGTTGAGTTTCAGCGTGCTGGCTGTGAAAGCCATGTCCTGCATCCGGACCTAGTGCCATGGCAGCGTAAGGATGGTTTGGACGAATGGACCGCAGTTTATGTTATCGAGGGCCGCGACGTGGCAAACGGTGAAGGCGACGCGCATGTGTATACAAGCCGCGAAATACTAGCCAATCCAAAAATGTGCAGCGCTGGCGATGAGTATATCGAGGGCATGCGACAGGAATTTCACGCACGAATTATTGGATAAAAGGAAAAAGCCATGTACGAATACAAAGCAAGAATTGAATCCGTCGTTGACGGTGACACCGTTGACGCAATCATTGATCTTGGATTCAAAACCAGTATGCGCCAGCGCCTGCGACTGGCCCGCATTGACACACCAGAACGCGGGCAGGATGGATATGCACAAGCGCGTGATTTCGTGACGTGGGCAGTGCTTGATAAGCCCGTCAAACTCAATACAGAAAAGGTTAGCAAGTGGGGATACTACATTGCAGAGATCACGCTACCAGACGGGCGCAACCTGAGCGATGCTTTGATTGAAGCAGGACTGGCTAAACCTTATGACGGGGGAAAGAAGCAATGAACAGCGACGACAGCATCCGAATTGCTTTAGACGTTATCTGCGAACCGATTTGGTTTGATTGGAAAAATCAAACTTGTCGTGAAACTATTGTCCGATTTATCAAAGAAATTTATGAAGCTGGAAGAGCAGATGAGCGCAAGGCGTGTGGCTCCGCCGCCATCCGAGCAATAGGTGAGAAATGAACTGGCTAAAGAACAAAATATGCGACTGGTTTCACGCTGGCGGCGACATAAAGCGCGATTGCTACGGGCGGATTAACTGGCAGTGCCGTTCTGGCTATCGGTGGGGAGAGCCAGTGGACCCGCAAACAGAACTGTTAATGACTGCTGCCAATATTAAGGAAGCCATCATTAAGGAAGCCATCCGAGCAAGGGTGGAGAAATGAAACCCTGCCGCACATGCAAACAACCAAAGCCACAAGACGCCTACCGTGGCACTCGCAGCATGTGTCTTGAGTGCGAACACGCTAGAAAGCGCGCATGGTACGCGGCGCAGAAGGTCAAGCCACACCAGCGCAAGGATGTGCAAGCGTACTACCAACAGTGGTACGCAGCGAACGCTGCGTCGGTAAAGGCACGCGCCGTTAAGTGGGCAAAAGAGCACCAAGATAAGCGGCGAGATGTGTGCAGGGAGAACATGGCGAGGCAACGCCAGAAGTTGAACGACGCCTATGTGCGTCGAATGCTGGCAGCAAGCATCGGACTGAAGGCAGAAGCAATCCCGCAAACGCTGGTTGACGCACAGCGCGAACTACTCAAAATCAAGAGGTACATCCGTGAACACAGCATCTGAACTACGCGCCGCACTGGCGCAGGTATTTGCACAACTCAAGGCCGGCGAGATCAAACCCGGCGAAGCGGCAGAACTCGCCAATCTAGCCGGGAAGATGATCGCATCGGCCAAGGTGCAAGTGGAGTATGCCGCGTTGCGAAAAGACGTGCCGCTGATCTCATTTTTGAAGGATGACAGCCAATGACTGACCGAGAACTATTAGAACTGGCTGCAAAGGCGGCGGGGCTGGAGTTTGACCCGACGGCTAAAACTGCACATGGTTTGATGGTTGTGCGCGACGGTGCCGTGTGCCAATCGGATCAGGTTCTATGGAACCCACTCTCCGACGACGGCGATGCGCTGCGATTAGCGGTGAAGTTAAATATTTCGGTGGTGCCGTACCCGATTTACTCCCCGATTAAACATGCGGTGATTGTGAAGCAGCGTAGGCGTAGCGACACGTTGAGAGAGCCAAATCCGACAGAGATAACGGAACTTCATGGGGATGACCCCTGCGCAGCCACCCGTCGCGCCATCGTCCGCGCTGCTGCTGAAATTGGAAAGGGTTTGGAATGACTGACCGAGAACTAATGCAACAGGCCCGCCTAATCGCAGCCGCGCCTGATCTACTAGAAGCCCTGCAAGGACTACTAAAAGGCATTTTCGACGGGCCAGACGAGGCAAACGCCGCGATGCTGGTTGCCAAAGCGCGAGACGCAGTGAATAAGGCAACGAAGGGGAAATAACCATGCTGCGAGAGTATCAACAGCGCTCCATTGATCAGCTGTATGCATGGTTTGAGGCTGGCGGTAAAGGCAATCCGTGCCTGGTGCTGCCGACTGGATCTGGAAAGAGCCACATCGTTGCTGCACTGTGCAAAGATGCTCTGCAAAACTGGCCAGATACGCGCGTGTTGATGCTCACGCACGTTAAAGAACTGATTGAACAGAACGCCGAGAAGATGCGTCTGCATTGGCCAGGTGCGCCAATGGGTATCTATAGCGCTAGCATTGGAAAGAAGCAACTTGGTGAGCCGATCACATTTGCTGGTATACAGTCCGTACGAAGCAAAGCTGGCGTGCTAGGTCATATCGACCTAGTAATTATTGACGAATGCCACCTCGTCAATCATAAAGATGAAGGAGGGTATCGGCAGTTGCTATCCGATCTGACTGCAATTAATCCTGCGCTGCGCGTTATAGGTTTAACGGCCACTCCATACCGTCTAGGGCACGGCCTGATCACTGACAAGCCCGCGCTATTTGACGATCTGATAGAGCCGGTAAGCATTGAGGAATTGATTTTTAAAGGCCACCTATCAACGCTGCGAAGCAAGGTGACAAAAGCAAAACTTGATACCACTGGCGTTCATAAGCGCGGCGGCGAGTTTATCGAGAGCGAGTTGCAGGCAGCTGTTAATACCGACGCTAATAATGCTGCGACTGTTCAGGAGGTCATTAGTTTGGCTGGTGATCGGAAAGCGTGGTTGTTCTTTTGCGCAGGCGTGCAACACGCTGAAGCTATTGCTGCCGAACTAAACTCCAATGGCATTACAGCGCAATGCATAACGGGAGACACGCCGAAAACAGAGCGGGAAAATATTTTAAGGCAATACAAAGCAGGCAAAATTAAGGCACTCACGAACGCAAACGTTTTGACGACGGGATTCGACTACCCGGACATTGACCTAATCGCCATGCTGCGCCCTACTATGTCCGCCAGCCTATATGTGCAAATGGCAGGGCGTGGAATGAGAGTAAAAAGCCATACTGACCACTGCCTGGTACTGGATTTTGCTGGCGTGGTAGAAACGCACGGACCGATCACAGCAGTTCAACCACCTAAAAAAGCAGGCGGTGGCAATGGCGAGGTCCCTGTGAAGGTATGCGACAACTGCGGCGAGTTATGCGTCATTGCCGCGCGCATTTGCCCGGCATGTAAGAATCCATTCCCTGAGCCAGAGCGTAAAGAATTGGAATTACGAAATGACGACATCATGGGGCTTGAGGGTAAAGATTTGGAGGTTACGGCGTGGAGTTG